TAGCCGTCGTCGCCTAGTTCAACCAACGGGCGGCTTTTTCCACTAGGGTCGCTCAAGTCAACATATCTACTATGTCCACTGAATGTTCTGTTTTCTGTTTTTAACAATAATACGTCATTGTTCAATGTAGGTAAGAAGCCTGCATAGTCGTCGCCAGTAACCATTCGGTTTTTACTGTAGAACGCTTCTGGTGCATTGATCTTAATCTCATCAGTATTCTCACTTGGAATACCTGTGGTCATGTTCTCTTGTAAAGTAAGTGTCAACTCTACTGTGTGTTGTTCACCGTCTGCATTGACGTAATCTATTTCCAACACCTTGTTAGAAATTTCGCCTGCTTTAACTTTAATAAAGTTGTCTTCTGCAAGTCTGTACCAAACACGAATATATCCGCTGGCTGCATTACTGAACAAGCCATCACCGAACTTAATACTAGTGATGTCTGCACTACTGTACAACACTTCAAACAAGTCTTTGTTAGCGTTACCGAATTCGTTAACAACAATGTTACCAAAGTCAAATGCCGCAACTCTGCTCCAAGTCTTGATAATTTTACCAGTACTGTCTAAGCTCTGTACATAAAAGTCATCTTCGCTGATGTTACCGCTACCTGTCAAATCAATAACTGCATTGGCTAACGGTGCATCAAATTTAAACACTTGACTTTGTTGATATCCCTGTTTAGCTAACGCAAAGAAGCCTGTTCTAATGCTACCTGTTCCTCGACCATCGTTTCGGTAAATCATACTAAACGCATTTGTCTCACCTGGCTCCAGTTGTTCGATAATTCCTGCAGAACTTAACTGTGCTGATAATACATCAAAGTTTAAGTTTAAGCCGTCCGTAATTGCACTAACACCGTAGCTTGTCCTACGGTTGATGTTGTTAAACTGGTACACTTCAAAACGGTCGCCACTGATACTGTTTGTAATCTTCTGGCTAGGTGTTCCGAATTTATTTGTAGATCCCAATGCACTATCTATAATTTTAATGAATCGTTCGTAATCCAACTCGCTAGGATCACTGCCCCAAGCAATAACTTGATTAGACAAGTTGCTACCGGAACTATCTATAATTTGTTCTGTAGTTCTAACTGAAGTAATCTGCAATAAGCCTTCTGCCGGCTGCACACGCTTAGGCTTGTATGAAAGCATACGTGCAATCCTCAACACACTTTCACGCTTTTCAGCAGTGTCGAGAATGTTCTCACGTGCATTAAGATCCATTCTAAATGACAAATTTTGTCCTACATACGCAACCAAGTCAACCAGGGCAACAAATTCACTACTTTGAATGTAATCATTGTATTCCTCTGGATAGTTTGTCTGTAGGTAATCAATCATTGCTAGGCGCAATGTATCAAAGTCGTAGCTTTGAAATTCAGCGTTCTTGAAACTAGTGTAAACTAATCTCCAATCTTCGGCGCCGTATAAATTTTCTTGTCTGATTGAGATCGACATTATTCTATTATCCTGAGTTGGTTCAGCTCTGTAGAAAAGCTGGCTGTTAAATCTGTGACTGTAGCTGTAGGAACGTAGTACAGACGTAGACGCACGTTAATCGTACTCTCGTCGGGGGTTCCGTCTACTATTAGTTGGAGTATTTCAAAGCGAGGATCTTTGCTTATAATCCTAGCCGTGTCTTGTCGTAAAGACGATATTACTTCGGGAGTTAGTTGGTCAAACAACAAGTCCCATACAATGTACCCAAAGCTAGGGCTCATGAGCCGCTCGCCTTTTCGAGTGTACATTTCGTTGAGCAGGTCCTGCTTGGCAAGGTCTAAATCATATAGACGCCAATCTGTGTGCTCTTTGTTTACTGTGGAGAATCCTTTGAACTTACGCATGTAAGTATTTATTTAACTATAAAGTATATAGTTAATCAATGGATCGTTTTTGGCTTAAATTTAGGCAAAGAGTCAGTGTCAACCATATGTTTAATATGGGCAACACAGCTCTCTAGCAGTTTATGGTTGAGGGTATCCTTGTCAAGGCCAAAAGGAGTTAGAATTTCTAATTTCCCGTTGTCCTTGAACACGATTGCACAGTCAGTAGTGTCTAATTTTAGATCCTCGGCAAAGACTTTTGGCAGTTCTTTGTCTTGCATCTTAACCGTTAGCTACTTGATTTTCTTGGCTTTCGTAACCTAAGTACTCTGCCCAAGCAGGGTCCCTGAATGTGTAAGAACTATGCTGGCGGGCAATCTTAATCATTTGCCAGTAAGTAGGCTCGATGGGTGGATTCAATGGATCCAGTGCTTTCGCACCCTTCATCCAGTTGCATGTACCACAGCAAGTTACAATATTCTTCCAACCCATAGGTCCACCTTGGCTTTTCGGCTTTACGTGGTCCAGTGTCAAGTCCTTGCCGGCAAACTGGTCGCCGCAATATTGGCACGTGTAATTGTCACGCAGGTAGATCATTTTGCGGTTGAACCCAACTTTATGGCGCGGCTTTACATAGCGAGTGGTCATAACGATGCTAGGCACCGGTAATTCCAATTTTTGGCTATGGACAACCCAGTCATCGTAGTTTTTAACCACAATGACCTTCTTCAAAAACATAAGTTTAACCGCAAGTTGCCAGTCAATGACGCTAGGAGGTAGCATACATAGAGGTTGGCCGTCTCGGTTTAGTAATAGTGTATCGCTCATGATATATTTAACTTCTTCATGTATAAGTACAAAATGTTATTATAACATCAATTGTATTTAAGAGCAAGGAAAACTTTTATGAACATCACAAGCATCGATCACCACATCAAACATCTCACTCATGAGCATGACATACTAGAATCCAAACTTGTTAGCATCCAAAAACAACCAAGTTGGAATGAGTTTGAAGTAGAAACCCTCAAAAAGCAAAAACTCAAAGTCAAAGACGAATTGAGCCGCATGCATCGTCAACGGTATGATTTGATGCAAGAAGTTGACTTGCACGATGATCGTTAAACTATCCCTTGCTAATGTAGATTTTCTGCTTACTAACATCAAAAGTTTGGTGGATTTTTGGCACAAATCCAATCTTATCTTGTTTCAAAACCAACAAGATATCAGCGAATCGGACTCCGTTACTACCCAGTTGATGCTGTTATATTTCAACTTAAAGAGCATAAAACAGGTAGAGGAAACCAAACGAAACGACACCAAACTGCGAATGGACTACCTACAAGCAAGGCGCCAGATGCTATACGATTTTTTGGCAATCGGCAAAGACACTGCACTTGAGGATGCGATCAGCCAAATTCAATCAGATTTGGCTGATCTCAACAATGCAATGCAATATGACTGCCCGTTCGATGTTGACATTGACAGCACCTTATATGCAGTACTAAAGCAACACAAGTTGATTAATTAACTTTTATTGACATCAATTGACTTTGGTGTTATAATAATAACTTAAACAACAAAAGGCTTACATATGGCATACGATTTGGACTTATTTGTAAATGTTACATCTAAAGAAGGCACTGCTGTAGAGCTTTACGACGAAAGCGTAGACTACACTGACGAAATGTTGTTTGAAACCCTCCCTTTTAAATTCTCACGTGCGTTTACATACAATAAACGGAACACAGAAGCTGACCCTGTAATTGTATACGAGCTCAATGGTGTACCAGTTGCATGGTGGGACTGCGAGAATGTCCGCGGATACATTGCCAAATAATTGTCCATAATTGAATATAATTGACTATAATTCACTATAATGCTATAATAGTGGCATAGAGAATATTTTTGGAGCACACATGACCTCACCACATAAGATTATCGCACAGATCGAAGCAGTCAGCGGACGTCTAGAAAAAGAAGCAATCGTTAAAGCGGCTGCTGACAGCGGTAATAAAGAATTTTTTGAAGGATGCCGACTGGCATTTGATTCCATGATTACGTTTGGTGTCAAAAAAGTACCCGAACGTGATGGTCCAGATGGTCCTGGTGTTGATTGGGATACATTTACTCTTGTGCTAACTGGATTTACAAATCGTAGTTTTACAGGACACCTTGGTCGAGATACACTTGCAGAACTGATGTCAAAATGCACTAACGATCAATGGAATGGTTGGTATCGTCGCATTCTTATCAAAGACATGCGAGCTGGCTTTAGTGAAAGCACAGTAAACAAGGTCGTAGAAAAGAAATACCCACAATATGCAATTCCTGTTTTTAGTTGCCAGCTTGCTCATGATAGTGCTAATCATGAATCCAAAGTGGTTGGAAAAAAGCTCATTGAGGTCAAGCTCGATGGGGTACGAGTTATTACTATTGTTTATCCAGATGGTCGCGTTGATCAATTTAGTCGTAATGGTAAAGAGCTGGTAAACTTCCCTCACGTTAAAGAGCAAATTGCAAAAGTTGCACATTCCTTTACCGAGCCAATGGTGCTAGACGGCGAGATCATGTCTAGCTCGTTCCAGGACTTGATGAAACAAGTACACCGCAAAAGCAACGTCAAAGCCAACGATGCCGTGCTTAACTTGTTTGATGTCCTTACTCTCGAACAGTTTGAAAAGGGCATTTGTAAAGTTACTCAAACTGACCGAAGCAACTATTTGGCTACTTGGTACGAAGCACACGAAGCAGAATTGCCCAATGTCTCCGTAGTTGGACAAGAAACTGTTGACTTGGACACTGCTGAAGGTAAGAAGCGTTTCAAAGAAATCAATCAGCAAGCAATCGACGGCGGATACGAAGGCATCATGCTTAAAGATTTGAACGCACATTACGAAGTTAAACGTAGTGTAGCTTGGCTCAAGTTGAAGCCTTTCATTGAAGTCAGCCTCAGTGTTATTGGTGTTGAAGAAGGCACTGGCAAAAACGTAGGTAAGATGGGTGCTATTATTTGCGAAGGCGAAGACGGTGGTACAATGATCAGCGTCAACGTTGGCAGCGGCTTTAGTGACAAGCAACGTGACGAATTTTGGACATCTCGAAATAAGTTGCTGGGCAATATTGCAGAAGTACGTGCAGATGCTATTACCATGAATCAGGATGGCACATACAGTTTGCGCTTCCCTCGCTTTAAAGGATTCCGTGGCTTTGCAGTCGGAGAAAAAATGTGAACGAGCAAATTCGAGAACTAATGAAACAAGCAGGCGCCGATACTAGCGGTAAATGGATGGGAGTAGAACACGCCGAGAAGTTCGCCGAGCTGATTGTCCGAGACTATGCTAAGAAAACAATTCAAGGCCTAATGAGCGATCCTGCTTTCGTCCAACATATGGATGAATATTATGAGAACAAATGGGCACACCGTTTCGATTAACATCGGAGTTGAAGAATGAAAGATATTGAGATTGAACTATACTGCGACGGATGGACAGTTAAAGTAGACGGCAAGAGTTTCCGTTGGGATCATAATGACGAAGACATGGGAACAGAGGGCATCAAAAAACTGTTGAAATATCTCGGACATAATGTCACAGTCGAGGAGTGTTATTAATGAG